TAAAAAGATAGAATGTTATGGACCTGACATCAAATTAGAAGAACCTGATTTATGTATTCCTATAAGCTGCATAGATTATCAAGATATAGAAGAGAAATTTAATTAATAGAATAATTATGAGTAGAAAGAAAAAAGCAGATGACCGTAAGCAACTTTTGATACGGTATAAAATAGATGGAAATGGGCGTGTGTCTTTTATAGACCCTTGCTGCGATGAAATTCCAGCTCGGCTTTTTGGTAAGATAATGGAAGCCATATCCAATGTAGAGAAAGAATGGAATACTCGTAGGGAAAATAAACTTAGCGTATAATAGGATAGAAAGGAATTAAATTATGTCAGAAAAAAAAGTAAGAGTAGTATTAGAACTGGATAAGGATGATATTCAAGGCACAGCTTACCTTTTTGGTGTAAAATTGACCGATGAAATGTTTCAAGAACTTATATCCCACCCTGTCTCTGTTCCAATAGATGAAATGGAAGGCGGGAATTTAAAGCAGCTGAAAATAGTTTTCGCTTGCTTTGCGCTGGCAAAAGTCACCAAGAAATAATATCGCTATAGCAATGGATAAAGGTTTTCTGACTTGTTGAGAAACAGTTTGAAAACCTTTATCTGTATTGATTAAATAATATATTTCTTCCGTTCCGGGACAACGCTATCTATCCTTCCGGTGAGTGATATATCCGTCCGACGCCTGGATATTGTACATGAGAAAGTCAGCAGGTGATAATTGAAATAATCCGTTGTTACCGGACGCTCCCCCTTCAATACCAGTCCGCTTGTCTCAGATGTGGCCAGGTCTTCGAGAAGGTTGCTGACGGTTTCATAATAGGTAATTTTTTCCATCCCTTCTATCGTAGGCGGTAGATTGTCCGTTTCCGGCGTGGGATCGGTCAGAACATGTACTTCCAGTGTCAGTTCCCCGCGTCTCATGGCTCCGGCGCGTTCCCAGCTTATTGAATAATCCAGGAACAATGCCGGGGTGGTGAATTCGAATTCTTCCGGTGATTCCGGCTGCCCGTTGTACAGGTCAATAAATTCGGGCGGGGACAAACGGGCTTCCTTGAACACTTTTTTCGCTTCTTCCGTTGAGAACAGCTGTTGGATGGTAGTATATAGCTCTTTCATAAATTTATTCCTTTAAATAGTTGTTTATTAAAATATTATTTGTAGTTTTGTACTCAGTAGGCATGCGTGTCGACTGCTTCCTCCACCCGTTAAGGAATTTATTTCTTAACGGGTGGTTGTATTTTGTACCTCTCGTAAACCATATTTCCTTCATTATCAAAGATGATGATTCCTTTCAAATCCGTATTCTCCAGTTTGAAATTGGCCTTACCTTTCAGTTTGCCGAGGGTCTCCGTGTCTGTTTGCCCGGAAAGCTTTACTATTGCATAGTCCGCCTGCTGGGAGGCTTTCTCCAAATGCGGGGAAAAATGCTTTCCATTCCCTTCCAGCCTTTTGAAATCCGCCACCCATTTTTCCTTTCCGAATTCAATCACCGCATCCGCGTTTTTAGACTTGTCATGGAATTTCCAGCCATCCGGATAGAATTTATCCTTGAGCGCCGCATCTTTGGCGTGAATCTCCGGCAACAGGGACGCTCCGGTTATATCTTCCTTCGCCCTTAGCAAGTCGGACAGAACTTCGAGGTTACCGCGCAACTCGTTTACGCCGTGCATGACATGCTGTTGTACCGGGATATCACGGTTCCCCGCCCGGACATGCGTATCGATGTACCCGTTTTCAGACGGCAGATAAGCGATGGCCTTGCGTATTTCCGAATTCGGAATACCGGAGTAATACGGGTGTCCCTTGGGAAATATAAGCCCGGTTTCCCCGCAGTTCGTGCGGAACATGGGGCTTATGACCGGAAGGCTGAGTAAATTGTCCGGTGTTTCCGCCGCGTCATCATCGGGAACCTGAATTGCCTCACAACGGCAGTTCCACCCGTTGGGCGGATAATAGGTTTTCCAGAACGGGTCGTCCACTCTCCTGGTGATTCCGTCCAGAAGGCAGTGTTCGTCCCTCACGCTGTCATCCCCTGCCGTCTGATATCGGAGAAAGGGGAACATGTCTTTCTGCGCCTTGTATTCCTGCCACCTGGCGGATTGAGTGGCGGTGGCTATGCAGGTGTCATACTCTGTCTGCAGCCAGGTACCGTTAAACTTGCCGTCAATGACCGCCACCTGCTCCTTGAAATCCCGGAAAGTGCGCAACTTGCCTTCTTCATCCCGCAAGGCATCGGTAATGGCGCGGAGTTCCTGGTAATTTTTGGCGGCCGAAAAACTGAATACATTCTGTGTCAGCCGCGTCAACATTTCATAATCCGGCGTTTCCCAGTCTACGGAAACAAAGTCTTTCCCGTATCCTTCATAAACCCCGTCCAACAACGTTTTAACCGTCGAAGAAAGCAGCGCCGGGTCATGGTGTACCCCTTTCTTCCGCTCATAGATACTGACGCACAGCCGGGCTATCTCATCGGCGAAACCGGGAAGCTCATGTCCTTGCGCGGTGAATCCGGTGGTTCCGGGGTACAAGTGCGGTATGGGGCATTCCTCCGCCGAAGACGCCCCTACTGAAAATTTGCCAGAAACCCCTTCGGTTTCGCCTGTACCGGTGCCGGCAACTGCAATGCGGGCGCCGGTGGAACCGGTTCCCCGTCAATCGGGATATTAAAAGTCTTGCTAATCCATTTCGTGGGAATGGGGTACCCCTTATCCAGCAAAGTGCGGACAATCTCAAAATGTTCCTTCAAGGTAAGGCGGATGCTGGTGTCGAACATGAACTCGTCCGTTTCCGGATTGATATCCCAGCCATACGCCTGCATGATACGCAACAGCTGGTCATTCACGGTGAACGTGACAATGCGGTGGTCTGCCGCCGCTATCTTCTCGTCCAGGTTGCGCTCGTGCACTTCCGACTGGGAACGGCTGCTTCCGTCATCGGAAATCATCGTTCCCCCTGTCAGGGGTTTGCCTATTTCCGTATTGATTCGTTCTATCTGCTTGTCGTAGACCTGATAGGCGTCACCACCGGAAAACGGCTTGATATCAATGGTTGTCCCTTCCGGCAGTACAGCCTGCGCGGCTTCCCCCATCGCCGTGAGCATATCGTTTATCTTGTTAATATCCCCTTCGGAGGTTTTGTTTGTCGTGGCCGTAATAAGGGGAAAGCCGAACCGTTCGGAAAATTCCGCCCACGACTGCTGGGCGTTGCGTTTCCAGATGAGCTGCCCGCATATGTTGGCCATTATTCCCAAATCGGCAGGCTTGCCTACATGGACAAGCGTATTTTCAAACCCGGTGGCGTAAGAGATTCCGGTCGTGGCGTTCACTTCCGGCAAGACCATCGACATGGCGGGGACGACATTCCGGCGCGGGACAAGGCTGAACTCCATCCGTGCCGGGTCGGTCAGTTCCAGCAATGTATATCCGTAGTACGGGGATTCCAGCACGTCTTCCATAAAATTGTAGAACCACTCCCTTTTGAACAGCTTTGTCTTTTCCTCATTCACTTCGCCCGTCCTGCGGTCGATGATGGAGAAAGGGGCGCACAGTGTCGCCGCCTTGCGCAGTTCGACCTGCGAAATGAAATGCCCGTCATCCTTGAGGTTGTCATACAAGTCCTGCAGGAGATAGAGCCGCGGCGTGTTCACGTCGCCCGCCAGTTCCAGCGCCTGGCGCCATTTGCGTATTTCGGCACGGGTCGTATCCTTGAACTCCCTTATGATTTTCGCCACAATCGTATCGGGACGTTTTCCGCCCGTTTGCGGCATTTTCTTTTTTTGGTTAGCGCACATATGTGATAAATGTTTTAATTCCTGTTTAAATCGTTTTAAACGCAATGCCGGGCATCCTAGTACTTGTTGTCGTTCGGCTTATACCGTGACTGTATCCGGATATCCCCCTTGTATTCATCCGCGGGGAGTTGCGGGAGGTCTGTGGGTATTTCCCCGCTTCCTACATTGGTGAGCCAGTCGAGCGCGTCGCTATATCTTTCTTTCCGGTGTTCCGGAATGGATTTGGGTGCTTTCTTCGCCCACAGATGATATATGGTGATGTCGATGGTTATCATGATGATGTAATCATCCCGGCTGTCTCCGGTAGCGGAGAAAATCGTGTCACAGTCATACCGCCCGCCTATATACTTGCGTATCTGCGATATGGCGAACCGCTCTGCCTGCAGGATGGCGGCGCGGTTCTCTGTTTTGTCCAACAGACGCATCATCTCATCACGCGCCTGCACCTCGTAGTCTGATTCTTGTATAAAGTTTGCCATGTCAATAACAGTTTTTAGATTTTGCGCGACGTTCCTTCCTGCTGGTGGTGCGGGCGGGGAATTTCTCCACAAAAGTGATTTTGTTCAGTTTTGATTCCGCACCGTGCCAGGCATCCGGGCCGTCATCGTTTGCCTGTGAACCGCGTTCGAAAGCAAGGAACTGGTCTACAAGGGTGATGAAGTCAGGGTCATTCTGCATCAACTGGTTGAAAATGACATTGTGGCGTTCGAAGAATCCCGCCGTGGATTCAATGCGGTCGAATTTATCGGTCTTGCCGCGCTTGTCGGCAACAACCGGGATATGATAGCCGCGTTCATCCCCTTCGGTGTCGAAGTCGTTCACGAACTCGTCCATCGCAAACAGCCCTTCAATGAAGTAGGAGATGTTGTAACGGTCGAGCTTCCTGTCCTCGTAGAGGTCATACAGCCATTTGGCACACCTGGTACGGGAACCGCGGCGGAGATAGACATAAATGATATGGTATTGGCGGCCTGTTTTCCCGACCAGCAGCATCGCTTTGTAGTCGCCCGCCGCCTTATATGACAAGTCACCGTAGAAGCACAGGCCGTCGTACTGACCAAGAGGAAGCATCTGTCCCCAGATAATATCCTCATGCTTGAATACTGCGCCGTCCTGTATATGTACGTGCATGTATTCACGCATGAAAGAGCGGTAGGGTGTGGAGCTGAACTTTTTGCGCCAGTATCCGGCATCGTTCTTCTCCGGCCATTCGGGCTCAAAACTATTCAGGTTCTTGACGGCGCATACCTTGAGTATGTAGTAATTGGATGCATCACCATCCTGCGTGGCTTGCTGTATGCCTTGCAGGAAGAGCTGGCGGAGACGGTTGGTAATGCTATTCTTGTGGAAGTTGTTGTTGGCATACACAAAGCGGTCGGTACAGTCATCGTCGGAATCAAAACAACCCCATACGTCTTCTGTGATGAACTCGACGGACTCGCGCATGAGCTTGTCATTGTTGACGTGCCGCTTGTTGTCCACATCATCCACGACAATGTAATCCGGGCGGTTTTCGCCTTCACGCGCGCCACGGGGAGACTGGCCGAAACCAAGTGAGGTGAACTTCACGCCGTCGGTGGTACTGAAATCGCCGTCCGCCCAGTCTCCGAATTTGAAGCGGTGCCCGTAGTCATTGATGATACGCTGGTTGTATTGCAGCTGCGCCTGCAGGGATGACAGGAGTTTCTTTGCTTTGGGTTCTGTCTCCCCGATGAGCAGCATGTATTTCATGTCGTTCATGACCAGGTACAGGAACAAAGGGATTCCCATGTCTATATGGACTGATTTTGCAGCGGAACGGTACCATTCAGCCAATGTCCGGATGTGGCGGTTCCTGATGATTTCCTTTGCCAGTTTCCGGTGGAACCATGCACATCTTTTTTTTGCATAGTTGGGGAAATAGTACTCGAACCACTTGATATAATCCGCTTCAAGTAATTTCATGCGGCGCGCCTTATCCGCAGGACTTTCATTAATGCGGATGCTGGTGGATTGCGCTATACGACGGCAGTGTTTGTCGTAGTCGTTTAATATTTTATCGTACCTGGTTGACATACAAATCCTTTTTAAGATTCAAGACTGATCCGGTATTGCAGGAACAGCTTATGGAATCTGGTGAACTGTACGGCTATCGCCGGTTCCTGCTCCGCCATCCAGTTGTCGAACTCGCGGAATACATCCATGACCGTCCGCACGTTTATTTTCTTGTCGAGCTGGTCGATGGCGGACATAATCTTGCTCAGTTGGTCGGCCTTTACACTGGACTCCTCACCTTTGGCCAGCTTTTCCGCCTCCTTTAACAGCAGCTCCTTGATTTTAAGCGGCGTCAGGCAGGCTTCCGTTTTCCGGTCATCCCACGACTTTTCGCCCCCGCGCCCTTTTTTCCACCGGCTGACGGTCTGTTCCGTTACACCCAGGTTCTCGGCTATCTCACGTCCGGTAAGCCCGAGACGTATATACATGTCCTCGGCTATCTCCCGCTTCTTGTCATTGCTTATTTCTCCCATACAATACCTTATTTTCGGACAAAGATGGACGCTAAAAACCTGAAAATAAAGAAAGTGTCCAACCCTTGAACAGAATGGTTCAAGGGTTGGACGGATAATTGTTTTGTGTAAAAATGCGGATTATGTTTGCTGGAAATTTAAAGACGCGATGGCAAAATCAAAGAAAACAGGCGAAGTTAAAATATACGGGGATATCTTTCCGTACGGTTATAATTCGGCCGCCGGCTTCATAGAACGTTTTGAGGCCGCACGGGTTGGAGCGGACGAGATGAACATACACCTGCATACGGATGGAGGGGATGTGTCGGAAGGGACGTTGATTTACAACCATATCAAATCATGTGATATTCCTGTCAATATCTATATAGACGGCGTTTGCTGCTCAATGGGAACGGTAATCATGTTGGCGGCCGATCGGGTGTACATGTGTGAAAATTCCTACCTGATGGTGCACGCCCCGCAAGGAAGCTGCTACGGAACGGCTTCGATTATGGAGAAAACGGTGAAAGGGTTGCGCGGCATGGAGAAGAATTTTAAAAAGATTTATGCCGCAAAAACAGGCAGGAGCGAGAAAGAGGTAGAAGGATTGTTGGACGGAGACAACTGGTTTACGGCGCAGGAAGCATTGGATGCGAAACTGATAGACGGCATTGTGGAACCGATTGCCACGGACGTGACGCCTGTTTCCGCCCGGGAATTGAAAATGCAGACACCCACTGCGCTGTATAACCGTTTTTCCGCCTGCCTGAAAGCGGAAACGGAGAAAGGGGATAAGGCTTTTAGTGATAACCATATAAAACAGAGTGAAATGGACAAAGAGGATTTGATTAGAAAGTTCGGGCTAACCGGCGTAACGGCGGAGAGTACCGACAAAGAGGTCGAGGATGCCATCCAGGCAAAACTGGACGCGGAAAAGCAGCGGGCGGATAATGCCGAAAGCAAGGTTGAGGAGGCGGAAAACAAACGTATTACCGATGTGGTGGAAGCGGCTTTCAAGGGGGGCAAGATTGCGGCCGCCCAGAAAGAAGTGTATGTCGCCATCGGCAAGAAAAACGGTTTTGAAGCGTTGTCCACCGTGCTTGACGGGATGAAAGCCGCCCCGTCATTGATTGAGGCGACACGGGGTGGCGTCCAGTTGGAAACCTCTGCCGTACGGACGGCGTGGACATGGGAACAATGGCAGAAGGAAGACCCGCGCGGGCTGGAGAAGATGAGCCGTGAAGAGCCGGAAAAGTTTGAAGCGCTCTACAAGAGTGCGTTTAAATAAGGCTTAAACGGTATTTTGGAATGAATTTTTAGACAGGAAAGTGAAGATGAAAAATTTAAAAGTAGATTGATTACAGCGTTTCTTGCGCTGGTGGCGTGTGTGGTGATTGGTTGCGTGATAGCCTCGTTGTTCGGATTCCCGTTGTGGATGGGAGCCGCCGGGATGGTGGCCGTTGGCGTTGGGATGAGTTTCGTCCGTCTGCCCAACGGAGTGCGCGCGGGTGTGTATGTGGAAGTGTGGACGCGTCAGGTTGTGGAGCATTACACCCATGCGATGGAAGGGACATTCCTGGACGGTATCCCGGACTTTTCGCAGTACTCCGAGAATGACGTGATTCACCTTAGTGACGTGTCCGGAGACCCTACGGTATTGGTGGACAATACGACGTATCCCCTTGAAATAGAAGAACTGGAAGACGGAGACATCTCCATCAAGTTGAGTAAGTTCGAGACAAAGGCAACAAAGGTCACTGATGACGAGTTGTACGCTCTTGCGTATGATAAAATGGCTCTGGTAAAGACACGGCACGGGAACAAGCTGAGTGAAAGCATGCTGGACAAGGCGATACACGCCTTTGCCCCTACGGAAGACACGGCCGACACCCCGGTGCTTCTGACTACGGGAGACCCGGACGAGACAGGCCGTAGAAAATTGCTGAGAACGGATGTTATCAGCCTGCGCCGGAAACTTGACAAGTTGAAAGTACCTAAAAGCGGACGCCGCCTGGTTTTGTGCAGTGACCACATTTCGGACTTGCTGGAATGCGACCAGAAGTTCCAGGGGCAATACCATGATTACTCCACCGGGGTAATCGCAAAGATGTACGGCTTTGAAATTTATGAAGCGGTCAATTGTCCTTTGTTCGACTGCACCACGAAAAAGAAAAAGAGTTTCGGGGCGGTGGCTGCGGCCAACGATTTTGAAGCGTCCGTATTCTTCTACGTGCCGCGCATGTTCAAATGCAAGGGAAGCAACAAGATGTATTACAGCAAGGCTGAAAATGACCCGATTAACAAGCGTAACCTTGTAAGCTTTACAGCCAGGTTCGTGGCTCTCCCGCAGAAAAAGGAGAAAGCCGTAGGCGCGATTGTGTCGGTGAAGAAGACAGTGTAATGTTAAACCATGGGGCGGGATACCCCCGCCCTGAAAATAAAAACAAAGAATATGGCAGGTAGGACCAAAGCAAAAAACAACAACGGAGAGGCGGCGCGCCTGTGCCGGGAACTGGGCTGCAGCAAACTGTACCTCAATACAAAAGGTGAATATTTTACGGAGTTCACTTATGCGGTTGCCAGCGAGAACGGAAACAAGAAGAACGTCAGCGTATATGAAGCGGATGCGGACACGGCCGGGGACAAAAATCCCGGAACTGAAAAGGCCGGGGATGCCGTCGCCGCGGAAAAGGGAGAAAACCCGGAAACTGGCGGAGTGAATAAACCGGAAAGTACGGAAGGCAATGGGTAGGGTCAATATCGTCAAAGGAAAGGTAGGCAGAAGTGTCCTGGGCGGTTATGAAAAAACCTCCGCCCTGGCGGGTTACTTCGGAGCTGTAGGCAGCGGGGAAACGACACTTCCGGAAGGCGGGGTCGCCCTGTTGTCATCCACTACGGATATGGCCGCCTATGGCATCAGTAAAGAAGCCAACGCTTTGTTGCACCATCATATTTCGGAGTACTTCCGCATAGGTGGAAAAGGGGCGCGGCTTTATGTGCTGAACGTGGCCAAGGGCGACAGCGCGGGGTATGTATCCCTGATTAATGACGCGGGAGTCAAAAGAATGCTCGCGGAAGCTGACGGGAATATTTTCAATCTCGGATTTTCCTACATACCCACCGGTGGCGGGCAGGCGGTGGACGGTCTGCCGAGCGAAACGGTTCCGGCCGTCAAGGCGGCACAGGCGCTGGCAGAGCAGACACAGAAAGACAACCGCCCCGTCCACATAGCCCTGGAATGCGCGGGGCTTGGAAACGTCACATCCGCCACGATGCTGGACTTGCGGGATATCAAGACGGACGGCGTCGCCGTGGATTGCCCGCAGGTGTCTTTGGTAATCGGGCAGGACTGGGATTTCGCGGAGACGCTGGCCGGGCAGGAGCAGAAATACGCCGCCGTAGGCACACTGTTGGGATGCATGGCCGCCCAGCCCGTTTCATACAATGTCGGTGAGGTGGCCACTATGGTTCTTACCAATGCAACCCGCGGCGACTGGGTGAATGCCGGATTGTCAAGCCATGAGAAGGTAAGGCGGATTGAAGACCAGCTGGACGGACTGAACCGGAAAGGGTATATTTTCGGGGAATATTATTCCGGGGTGGTATGCCTGAACGATGACCATGTCTGTGCGCGTGTGGCGGTGGACAAGGACGGCAACATGAGTGAGAGTACCATCGCGTTGAGCCGCACGAACTGCAAGGTCATCCGTGAACTGTACGCGGCTTATCTTCCGGTAGTCAAGACTACCGTACCCCTTGACCCGCAGACCGGAAAGCTCGGGGACGGAACCGTGGCGTACTTTGAGGATATCGGTAACGACGTGTTTGATAACATGAAATCAAGACAGGAACTTTCAGGAGGAGAGACGGAAATTGACGGGAACAGCGACCTGCTGGTTGGCGACCGTGCCCTGAAGGTCTTTTTCCGGTGGGTTCCGATGGGATGCATAGGGGTTATCGAAGGGACAGTAAACATTAAAACATCCATTTAAAGATGAAGATAAGAAGGGACGGAAAGGCTTATGATGGCGGTGACGCCACCATTTTCGCGCTGGGGCAGTTCTGGGAGGAAGTGACGGAAATTGACTATAACACCACCCAGGAACACCAGAAGAACTACACGATTGGTAGCCGCAGGGCTACGAGCTGGAGCATGGGAAAGATAGATCATACGGGAAGCATCACGATGATGATGAACCAGGCCGTAGCACTGGAAGGCGCATGCAAAGGGGATTTGATGAGTATCAAACCGTTCACCATCAACGTGACCTTTACGGACGGTTACAACCAGATTGTCAATGATACGATACTGGCCAAGTTCCAGTCACAGGGACGGACGGTGAACACAGAGATGGGGCTGAACAAACAGTATGAATTATTCGTGCTGGAAGTCGGATATAACAGGACTAAGTAGATTATTATAAATAAACATTTGAAATTATGGAATTTACAAAAGAACAGATTGACGGTTTTAAGAACAAATTTCCGGGATGCAAGATTGCCGGGGTGTCATTGAAATCAAGCGACGGCAACAGTGTGGAGCTTGAAACGCTGGTGCGCAGTCCGGACAGGCAGGTAATCAGCGAGGCGGAAAAGTACGAAACGATGAATCCGGGAAAGGCAAAGGAGATTTATGTGCGCAACTGCGTACTGGCGGATGTCGAAAAGGTGATGGCGGATGACAACCTTTTCTATCAGGCCTATTTTGCGATTGCCGACCTGCTCCCTTTTCAAAAGCCCGATATGAAAGTGTTATAGAGGATTGCCCGCCCCTCTATGATACGGGAAATACAGACTATGTGAGGAAGTATGATGCGTTGATGAGCCTGTATTTCCATATCCCTTTCCCGGAAAAGTTGCCGGATGACGTATGGGCTGAAAAAGTAAGGCAGATAGAATGGCTTGCCCGTAAGGGGCTGCTCGGTGTAAAAGTTAAAGAATAGCAAGTGTCATGAGATATACGGTTGATTTGGTTGCGCGTTATCAGAGCGCCTTTGGTTTTGTTACGGGGACTTTGATGGGGGAATTGGAAGGGCTGGCCAATGCCGCCATATTCAAGGCCGGAATGGCGGTCAATGACGCGAAATGGGAAGCGGCGATGCTGGAAGCCGGCAACCGGAAATATGACATGAAAATGTACGAACCTTCCGACTGGCATTGGGCGGAAATGACACTCAAACATGAAGACACGAAACTGGACTTTTTCATCGGCGGGTTGACGGAAGAGACGAAGGACGTGTTCGCCCCGCCGCCGTTGATGCGTTTCAGAAGGACAAAAAACATAACAGTGACGGTCGTAGACGGCGGGGATGAAGCGGAAATCGTGGAAAATTTCGGAGTGAACAGCTGGGACATTGACATGAACGGGCTGCTGGTTGATATGGACGGGCATGGCTATCCGGGGCAAAAGCTAAAGGAGTTATCCAAAATCTTTGAGGTGAACGATATTATTGACGTCGCCTGTCCGCTACTGCTGGATATGGGCATTAAATCTGTCTACTTCAAGGAGCAGAGTTTTGAGCCCCTGGAAGGATTTCCGGACACGATAAAGTACACATTGGCGGCAAAGAGCATCAAGCCGGCGCTTTTCTCGCTCATTCAACAATAAGGGGTATGCTGTATCTGAATCTATGCTCAAGGCTGACTGTCACGTCAAAGGATGGAGGCGAGGTGGTACTGGACAGGATTTCATCGGCTGAAATCAGCAAGACGGTGGAAGTGCTCGGGGATAAGGCTACCGTGGTGGTTCCGCGACGTTACGGAAACGGGACGGATGAACTCAAGTTCTATATTGCCGCAGGCGACAGGGTTACTCTGGAACTGGGATATAACGGGGAGCTTAACATGGAATTCGAAGGTTATATCCGTGAAATTGAAAGCGGCTTTCCAATGAAACTGCACCTGGATGACGAAACCTTCCTGCTACGCACCAATTCATTGGTGAAAAGCTGGAAAAGCGCCACGCTGAAAGAAATACTGCAGTTCATCGCTCCCGGTTACGAGATAGACTGTTATGACGTTACGTTGGGCAAGTTCCAGATTGACAACAAAAGCTCGCTGTCCGTACTCAGGATGTTGAAGGAGCATTACGGTTTCTATTCGGTCATCAGGGGCGGGGTGTTGATTTGCAAATTCAAATACGGCATCGTGGAGGACAAGCAGGTTCATGTGTACGACTTCTCGAAGAACGTGAAGAAAAGCTCCCTGAAATACAGGCGGAGAGAAGACCGGAATATACGCATCAAGGCGGTGAGTTATAACAAGGACGGGAAAAAGGTGACGGAAGAGGTGGGAAGCAAAGAACAGGACGCCGGCACAAGGACGTTGAGTTACAGCAACAAAACCGCTTCCGAGTTGCGCGAGCTGGCTTTGGCTGAATATAAACGGCTTTGTTTTGACGGGTTTGAAGGCAGTGTCACAGGTTACGGCCTGCCGCTTACGAATGCGGGCGACACGTTGAAAATCATATCCCCGCGCGAGCCGGAACGGAACGGGAAGTATTTGATTGAAGGCGTGACTGTAAGATACGGAAATGCTTATTATGAGAGGATTAACCAATTAAGTTACCGGATAGAATGACATCGGAGCAGGCTTTTAAAATGATGGTGCAGCGTTTGATGCAGGATGACGCGGCGCTTTTGAAGGAGAGTTTCGGCGTAAGCGTGGGAACCGTGAAGGAAGTGAACGAGGGGGAAGGGACATGCCTGGTTGAACGGGAGGGCATGCCGGAACTGTACGATGTCCGCCTGAACGCCGTAATTGACGAAGGGATAACGGACAAGTTTACGGTCATTCCGGCCATTGGCAGTTATGTGCTGGTGTTGATACTGGGTGAAGCGACCGAGGGAATGGTTCTGGCGACTTCCAGGATTGACAAGGTGGCGATTAAAACCGGAAATATAACGGTTGACGTATCCTCCCAAGGGGTTGTGATGAATGGCGGTAAATTGGGAGGCATGATTGATATCGCAAAGCTGACGGATAAAATCAACGGCCTTGTTACGGCTTTTAACAACCACTCGCATGTGGTCAGCACCGGTGGAACGGCCAATCCCGTCACCGGCAAGGCGTCCGCATTGAGCAAGGGTGATTATGAAGATGAAAAAGTAAGGCATTGACGGAATGGCAAGACATGGCGTACAGTTGGGAAAGAACGGAGACCTGGAAGTAAAGGTGTCCAGGAATGCTTCCGGTCTGATTACCGGCGGGCTGGTGGTCGGCGAAAGCGATTTTGACCATATCGGCACGATTATAGAGAGCGATAAGGGGGATTTTAAGGATTACCCCGTGCTGGGTGTCGGGAAACAATATATCAAGAGCGTGGGACGGGCGGCGGAAATGAGGGCGGACGTGCAGACACAGCTGGAACTGGACGGATACAAGGCGGACGTACAGGTGGACAGTACCGGGAAGCTGACCGTTGATGTGGAATGATTAAAAAACAGGTGATGATGAAAAAGAGGTTGAGTGTGCAATTGTGGGTCGCGGTATTTCTGACTGTTGCCGGAGTCGTGCTGTTGTTTTTCGGTTTTTTTGTAGCCCCGTTGGGCGAAATTGACAACTCCGTCCTGGTAGCTTACGGCGAGACTTCCACGTTTGCCGGGGCTTTGTTCGGGGTTGACTATACTTATAGATTTAAACGGTATTTAAACGATAACCAGAAGGAGGAAAAGAAAGATGAATAAACCGGAGTATATTATCATCCATTGTTCCGCCACGCGCGAGGACAGGGATTTCACGGAGAAACAGGTTAATGATTCGCATGTGGCGCGCGGATTCGGGAAATGGGGCTACCATTACTATATCCGGAAAGACGGACGGGTGGTTCCCATGCGGAAAGAGGACGAGGCCGGGGCGCATGACAATTGTCTTGTGCCCGGTGAAAAGTTCAGCTACAACCGGTGCAGTATCGGGATTTGCTATGAAGGCGGTCTGGACAGGAACGGAAAGGCGACCGACACGCGTACGGATGCGCAAAAAGATGCGATGGAAAAGCTGGTACAGGATATCTGCAGCCGTTACAGGATTCTGGACGTATTGGGGCACCGGGATACAAGCCCGGACAGGAACGGTAACGGCGTCGTGGAAAAGGGCGAATGGCTGAAAGAGTGTCCGTGCTTTGATGTGAAGGCTGAATTTTCCGCCTGGTTGCCAACTGTAATCGTAAGGCCATGAAGAAGATTCTGATACTTTGTACGGCAGTTATCCTTTGCGCCTGTTCGACACGTAAGGTCAGTACGGAACAAACTGACTATGCCCGGCTGGCAAGTGAACTGCGGGAGATGGTTTCGAGATATGAGAAACGCACGGAAGTGTACCGGGATAGCCTCGCCTTAATGAAAGGGTTAGCTGAAAAGAGCAGTAATCTGACGGACAGTGTCTCCCATCTGGAGACATCATACGCAATGAGTGACGCGGAGGTCAGGAACGGCAGGCTGCACCACTCGATTGAGAACAAGGACAGCGTGCCGGGGCGGGTAAAGTACGTATTTATCGGAACGGAGAAACGGGATACGGTTCTGGTGGAAAGGACGGATACGGTATATAGGGAGAAGAAAGTGTATAAAGAGACCGTAAAGGGAAAGGGATTTCTCTGGAATACTTTCTTCTATGCGAGCGGATGGATTGCGTGGATTATTGCCGGTGCCGGAATCTGGTTCCGGTATAAGGTGAAAAAGAACGAAAAATGAAGGTAACCGTATTATCCGGGCAATCACTTGTCGATGTAGCCATCCAGGTGTATGGAAGCGCGCAGGGAGTATTCGTGCTGGCGGAAGAGAACGGGCTGGAAGTTACGGACGCGCTGGAAGCCGGACAGGTATTGGAATACAGGACGGACAACATCGTAAGTAAAAATATAGCGGACTACTATTCAACTAAAAGGATTCATCCTGCCACCGCCACCCCGTTTGACCCGGAAGCCGGCGTATGGGATGAATCATTTGATTTAACTTTTAAATAAGATGGCCAGAAGTGTACAGGAGATAGCGGATTATCTGAAAGGGCAGTTTGTTGCCAACGGATTGCTGCAGGAAGTTTACGGGTTGGAATCCGGAAAGGATTTTGACGGGCAATTCTCGAAAACAAGCATAGAGGCGAGGCTGATTGACGTGTTCGCTTCGTCATCGTGGCTGCTTGAAAATATCTGGGATTCATCCAGAAAGGAAACGGAGGCGGTTATTGACAATTCTTATGTAATGGGGGAAACATGGTATTACCGGAAAGCACTGGAGTTCCAGGTAGGCGGCAAGCTGGCCTATGACGAACACACATACAGGTTCGGGTATGCTGAAGTGGATGAAAGCAAGCGGGTGGTGAAAAACGTTGCGGTTCGGCAGGTTGTGGATTCGGGCGTCACCAAGTTGAAAATATATTTCAGTGATGAGGGGAAACAGCCGGTTACGGGAGATATACGCAAGGCTTTCGAATCCTATATGCGTGAAATCGGAGCCGCCGGCATTCATTACCTGTTCGTGAGCCGGGTGCCTGATGAGTTGCGCGTGCACTTGCATATTTATTACGACCCGCTTGTCCTGGATAGTGCCGGACAACGGTTGGAAGGCGGCGGAAATCCTGTGGAGGAAGCCATTGAAAACTATCTCAATTCGCTGGAATACGGGGGTGTTTTCTATGCTTCGAAACTGGTGGACGTATTACAGGCCACCCGGGGAATAAAGGATGTTACGCTGGATGCCACTACATGGAATGGGGAGAAAGAATCCCGCAGGCGGATTGATTCTGACAGCGGGGCTTTTGTATATGTCAGGAATGAAGGTGACATTATTTATTTGATTGACTGATGAACTGGGAAAGATGGATGCTCGAACGGCTGCCTTATAAGTTGCGTACGGTGAGAATGTTTACGCTGTGCATCGTGTACGCGGCGTTCGTCAGGAAACTGTATGACGAATTTGTAACCTGGAAAAGCAGGATACGGACTAAGATGGCAGGAACCCCGCAGGTCTGTATGTTGAAGAAAGTCATTTATGACGAGCTGGGCATCAATATGGAGATAGAGGAAGGGGACGGAAAGCCTTATGATTTCATCGTTAAGACATCACTGGCTTACACTGACAAGGAGCAACAGATGTTCGCATTGCTGGAGCGTTACAAGATGGCGGGAAAGTCTTATAAATACGTGAATTCCGAAATAGACTTCGAATATCAATGGGAAGACTACGTATGCGAGCAATGCGAATTTTCCGTAGAATGGGCTAACTACATATGTGAGCAAAAACAAAAAACGGAAATTGTGATACTGGTGCATCCATATTACAGCGCCGACTACTTGAAAATAGACGTAAAACCTTTGACGCCATTACCTGTGGATGTCCGTATTGTCGCCACAGCATTTGGTGGAAAGGTTGATTACATAGACCTGTGGGTCGGGATGACAGGAACATGGACGGTGGCTTCCATGTACAAATTCGAGCTTAGTTCTCTCAGTCTGTATAAATCGGAAGATTACGACTATAAATATATTCTTAAAACAGATACCAGTATATGAGTACATCATTAGGCAACAACGGAATGGAACGGGCTACACAGTTGGTAGTCGATAAAAAAGTAGGCGGCATAAGCTTGTCCGGATTTCCACACAGGTACAGCTTGTTGGATACATTCGGGAATTATGTAGCTGTCACACGTCAGGAGCTGGCGACAATGCCCGTTAATACTTTTAAAGCACGCCTGAGTGCTTTTAAGGTGTATGTTGAAACGATTGAAACGGGAATTTCAGTCGATACTACAGGCGCTTACAGGGAAAATACAACAACGTGTCCATATATTAAAGGAAGATTATGAGCAAGGAACTGATTACTAAAGCGGAAGAAATCCGCGACGAAGTGCGTGTAGGAGCCAATACGTCAAGACGTGTTGGCGGATTTCTTGAGGAAATGGCCAGGGAAGTCAACGGCCTCTATGAAAATGTCCTGGATTGGATTAATAATGAAAAGCCGCAGGGTGGCGGCTTTATATTAACACAGTCTGATGTAGTTAATAACCTTACGGATGAAAACGAATTAAAACCACTTTCCGCCAAACAGGGGAAGCTGTTAAAAGCTATCATAGACGCATTGGTTGTAGATAATCTTGTAACGAATGATGAAACAAAAGCGTTGTCCGCCAAACAAGGAAAGAACTTGGCGGATAACATACGGGGGCTGAGTGAAGTGTATCAGCCGCTTGGTGACTATGCTCCCGAAACACACACGCATAAAGCTACTGATGTTCAGGAGGATACCGCACATAAGTTTATGACTGACACGGAGAAAAATACGCTAAGTTCTCTCGGAACTAACGCAGCACTGAAAGACTTTTCAAATGTTACAACAAAATTGCTAAATCAAAATGGATACTATAAACTGCCAGATGGTCTGCTAATTCAGTGGGGATATACAACTAATAGCGGTTCAAACAAAACCATTTATTTTCCTCAATCTTTTGCCGATACAAATTACAGCATAGTATCTAATTTTTTCATAGATAACGCAAATGATGGAACTGTTTACTGTATGCAAATAAAATATAAGGGAGTATCATATTATAGAGCGACATGTATACAAAATACAACAGATAACGACCACGGCATTACAGAAAGGCCATATTTTTATATAGTTATTGGACGTTGGAAATAAAAAAAAGAATGAATATGAAGCAAAAAATGTATTGGAATAATGGATTCTACGACACCCAAGTAAACGGCGCGATAGAAATTAGCGAAGAGTATTACAATCAACTTCTATCCGGTCAGTCAACAGGAAAGATGATTGTTGAGGACGAAAAAGGTTTCCCAATTTTGATAGAATATGAGTCCACTATCGAAGAGTTAAGAACACGAAAACTCGGTGAATTACAGACGTACGACGCATCCGATGCAGTGAATCAATTCTCAATAAATGGCATAGCCGGATGGCTCAATAAATCTACCCGTGTCGGGCTTATGAACTCTATTTTGGTCGAAGAAGCAAGCGGAAGAACCGAAACAAATATCTGGCTATGTGATGTCTTGTTTGTTCTTACGATTGAAAAGGCGATTAATATATTGCGTCAACTTGAATTATATGCCCTTGCATGCCACAATGTCACACAAGGACATATTAATGCCATCAATCAGCTAGAGACGAAAGAAGCTATCAAAGTGTATGATTTCCGTACAGGCTATCCCGGAAAGCTTAGTTTTGTCGGATAACCTACTTTATAATCGTATTTCTCAATCTCTTCAATTGAATCAAATGTATTAACTGCTGCAATGTGCGATTGTGTCACGTTGTAGCAGTTTAACGCATACAATTCGAGTGCATTTAACATTGCTAGAGCTTCCGGTATCGGGATGACATATTTCACTGCATTATGCCATAAAATCGTATCCGTTTTCCCTGATTCTTTTTCCATTGAAATTGAGTTAAATAATCCAACACGTGTAGATTTATCTAACCACATGCTTCTATCCAATAATTTAAAAGAATTGACACTGTTTGATTTGTCATATTGTTGAATTTCAGACACTTTCACTTTCCGTAGTTCTTCGATGTCGTACTCGTATTCTACCAAAATCGGGTATCCTTCATCGTTTTCTACTATTAGCATCCCGATTGATTGACCATTCAGTAATTCATGATAATACTTACCTGTAATTTCTACCGAACCGTTTATCGGTTCATCGTAAAAACCGTCTTTCCAGTACATTTTTTGTTTCATATGATTTTTATTTTATTTCCATCTTCCAATAGCAATCCAATTGAACACCCCAGTGGAGATGCCAGAACCGCCAGTAGAAGAAAAATTTCTATCCATTATAAAGGAACTCTTTGTTGGATTCAGAAGAGGCGTAGCCGAATAAGTAATTGCATCAGAACCAGATTTCGCTATATTGCCCTGAACAATGTAATTAGTATCATAGAAAGATACAGGTAAATAAACAGATACTCCACTAGTAGACGAACCGGCACGCTGCCCCCATTGGATTAATAATCCATCCGGGAACTTATAATATCCGTTCTGACCTAACGATTTTGTCGTAACATTTGAAAAGTCTTTCAATGCTGCATTAGTTCCGAGAGAACTTATATATTTATAGCCTTCTTTATTTCGTTATTTATCATGTCAGATAATTGATTTGTGAGATATTGGGATTGTCCTATAAATTGTCGCTGAACAAAAGTTCGTTTATATTTTCGGCTATGGCTTTTAACAATACAGGCGCGAACTTTTCCGGCTTTAATCCTTCTTTTAGAACGCATATACGCCTTATGCTTATGTGCATCACGCTTATGTGAGCGTACGTGTTCTGTACCTTCAATCTTTCCACCATCATTGTGTATTCGCGCATAAGGGACATCAGTGCCGATAATAACATAATCCGCCCCTATATGAACTTTACGGATACTTCGCTTAAGACGCCCGCTTTTAATTAATGTGGAACCTTTGCGCTTTTTAGTTTTTTTCCAATCTATTCCAGTTTTATCTAACCAATTCTTTTTTATAAATCGTTCCTTGGAAAAATTCACTGCTAAAACTGCTGATTTGTGGGGTATACCACTTATAGCGCGATTCACATTATCGCACATACGAACCAAATCTTTAAATCCTGTTTTCATTATATTTAAATGTGAATTAATAGCTAGTTTCCACGTTGCGAACAATTCTCATACACATCTCGGTAAACCATTCCTCTATCTGTGTTGGTTCCATGTGCTGGAGGTTAGTATTTTGTGTATTGATTCCTCCTTTATTAAAGGCTTCAATATTTACTGTAAGATTGCGAATTTGACGGGCGGAACTTGTTACCGAATCAACACTATTACCGAGAGGAGGTGGATTGGTATTGCCATCGGTATCATTTTTTTTAGCAGGGTCAAGAGGAGAAAGTATATTGCCCCCAAAGTTTGTTTTTATCTGCCACTTGTTCTGAAAATCACGTATCAGATTTTTCATAAAGTCAATTTTGCCCTTCGAATAATCTAATACGTAACCGGATTGTTCTTCGCGCCATTGTTGGCGGTTTTCAGTTCCCCATATATAAAGAGGTACAGATATATTATTTACATCCTTTACTGCTTTCCAATGGGTATTATCTAGGGCTTTTAGAGCAATATTTAAGTCTGACAGTTTTTTAGTATATTGCTCTTTGGTTAGATTAGCAGCACTTTGTAGTACGTTTCCATATTCTTCGCTCTGTTTTGTCCATCCTTCATTATATTGTTTGTTCTTATTACCTTGCCCGCCTCTTATAACCCACATTACACCATTAATCATTTCAAGCTTTAGCTGCGCCCACCATTCTTTGAGAGGCAGCAGGTTTGTTCCAATCTCAATTTCTAAAGCTTTAATTTTATTTTGAAGGGTTTCATTTATGTAGTTTACATCATTTCTTGCTAGTTCTAAAGCCTTATTAAGCCCTAATTTTGTAGAATCAAAGCTATTGAATGTGTTTTGCAATTGTCCGCTCTTATCGGTTGCAGCCTGCACTAATGATATAAGCCCGTCAGAACCTGTAAATTGATTTTTAAGTGCTATTACTTTTTTATCTCCATCCAAAGCTAAGAACTTTTTGTTTAGTTCCATCATAAGGCTGTCGGCCTGCTTTATATTACCATTCGTGTCGTAGATGCTAATCCCGATTTTCTTGAATGCTTTTATAGTAGCATCTTTGGTAAGGTCGTTAAACATTGATTTTGTTAGTGTAGCGGCCTCATCAACAGATTTGGTTTTGACGGTGAAGAGGGCTAATAACTTGTTGGCCGTATCAAATGTCTGATTGTTTGCAGCGGCTGCACCTGCATATACGGATTGCACTTTTGCTAATTGGTCAAAGGTGGTTACACCTACTTTTACCGTAGCGTATGCGGAACGGTTAAATTCGTCTAGCTTTTCTGCTCCAAAACCAAAATTAGCCATTCCCTTAGCGGTTCCGGCGATATATTCATTGAAATCAGCTTGCATAAGATTGGCAAATTCTCCTTGCTTTCCTACAATGCGTTTTACTTCGCCACCGAATTTTCCTGTAGTACTTTGAACATCAAAATAACCCATCACAGTCTTATCGGTGTCGAATCCTCTGTCGAATGCAGTATCCAATACCATACGTCTCAAAGAGTTTATTTCTCTTTTACTCTTATCTAAATTAAGGTTTGCAAGGCTACGAAACTGCGTGTTGAAATCGGCAGCCTTTTGGGTTGTGTAATCTATTCCTTTCCCCATGGCCAATACGCCTGCAGTGGCTAAAGCGATAGGGTTTGTTACCAATTTAAATGCTTGCCCTATCATTGGGACTTCATCTGTGATGGCTTTAGAGTTTTTGATGAATCCCATCTTTAGGGAATTCATTTTCTTTTGCATGCTGCTGACACTCTTTTCTGTGTCTTGTTGCGCTTGCTTTAATCCTGCCCGTATTTTATTCTTAACTTCAAGTAGAAGTTCTATTTTTGCCTGTCCATTCATATCATCCACACATTATATTCCTAATATGGCAAATGTAAAGAATATCTCTGTAGATTGCAATACAGGCATGGTGGCAACGGGGGATTGTTAAAAACGAAATTTATACGATTTGATTTTTTTATTTATACGATTTGATTTGCCGATTATAGATTACTTTCTGCACATTTCATCTGGAATTTGTCTGCAGACGGGAGATGTTGGTGTCTGATTGTTTGAGAGAATGTTAGCTGTGAGATTCAGGAATATTAAGTGTTGCGGTTAAAATCGGCCAATAAGCCGCAAATTCTGCGGCTTATTGGCCGATTTTAACCGCAACTTTGTTGATAACTTCATTTAAATCCCTATATTTGTAGAAATAACCTATGATATGTTTATTCATGAAATAGAAAATTGGACTTCGTTCAGATGGAATGCTGATAGTTTATCGGATGCAATAGCTCGTACAAACAGGGCTATCGGATATCTCACGGGACGCTTAAGTACTATCGGATTTGATAGTCAAATGGCTGCTACCGTAGAGGCTGTGACACATGATGTTGTTTCATCTTCCGAAATCGAAGGGATAACTTTGAATACGGAAGAAGTGCGTTCTTCTGTCGCCCGAAAATTAGGTGTGACCGTGCCGGATACCAAAGAACCGACGCATTATGTTGACGGAGTTGTTGAGATGATGCTTGATGCTGTGATGAACTATGACACTCCATTGAATCATGATAGATTATTTGGATGGCATGCAGCGCTTTTTCCAACAGGTAAAAGTGGATTTTCGGATATTGTAGTGGGGAGATACCGGGATGAATCTATGGAAGTTGTATCTGGAACATTCGGGCGAGAAAGGGTACACTATCGCGCACCAGAACCGGAACGGGTACTAGATGAAATGAATAAATTCTTTTTATGGTTTAATGATAAAAAGATTGTTCCATCATTAGTGAAGTCTGCAATAGCTCATCTGTGGTTTGTATGCATTCATCCGTTTGATGATGGAAACGGACGAATAGCAAGAGCTATATCAGATATGGTATTATCGCAAATAGACCGTAGCAAATTACGTTTTTTCAGTATGTCTCTGCAAATTAGTAAGGAAAAAAAAGAATATTATCGTATGCTGGAGCGTACACAACGCGGAAATGGTGATATTACAGAATGGTTGGAATGGTATTTTACTTGTATTGAACGGGCTGTTAGTGAATCTAATATAATGTTGAGTGAAATACTTAATAAAGCTACCTTTTGGAAGAATCATTCAGAAGTGGTTATCACAGAAAGGCAACGGAGTATTCTCAATATATATTTGAATGGTTATGAAGGAAAGTTGACTGCAAAAAACTGGAGTAAACTAGCAGACATTTCTTTAGATACTGCGACTCGAGATGTGAAAGATTTAGTTTCAAAAGGTATTCTTTTTCCTGTACAAGGGCGTGTTAGAGATGTGTCATATACATTGAATTACGTAGTCCCTGATTTCAGGGTGTCTGATTTTACGGATTCTGCTGTTGTCAGTCGTGATGGAAGGGATTATATATCGACCGTGTACAAGGGACAAAAAACAATGGAAGAGAGAATTACATCATTGGATAAAATGCGTTTTGAACAAAATGAAATGTCAATTGGTGACTTGGTGTATAAGTATTTTGCTTATCTTTCAGAATGAATTAGAGTGAATTAAATATGTGTGAATATGGTAAAATATGATCCGGAGATAATTGAATTACGAATTGCTGTTGAAAAACATATAGAAAGGAAGATGAGAACACCTGCAGATTTTGATTTTCTGGTAGAACTTATATGGGAACAGGTAAGAGAACCTATTAGTCCTACAACATTAAAACGTTTGTGGGGGTATATAAAGGGATCAGAACATACAAGACCTTCTACTTTAGATATTTTATCTCAATTTGTTGGGAAGAGAAATTGGGATGACTTTTTGTTGTATATATCTGAGAAGAAAGAAGAACAATCGACCTTTATTATAGGATATGAAATAAAAAGTGAAGATTTGTCTTTAGGTGATAAAGTGGTAGTCACTTGGTGTCCTAATCGTTGTTGTATGTTTGTGTATTTAGGGAATAGTCAATTTGAAGTGATTGAATCCCGAAATTCAAAACTGAATATTGGAGATACATTTTATTGTCTATGTTTTGCCGAAGGGCATCCTTTGTACATTAATAGTTTAGTTCAGGTGAATAGTGCATCATCTGTATCGTATGTGGCAGGTATGCGAAATGGTTTGGTAAGAGTGCAGGTGGTTAATATGTCATAATTTGAACATACATCTTATGCGGTATAGTGAAGATTACTATTCCTTTCTCTAATAATTTTTGGTGTAGAAGTTCCATTGAATCTTTTATATCTGTTGATGTAGAGGTTCGTTTTTGAGGCAGGTATTCTTTTTTTTCAGCTTCAGTTAATACTTTTGCATAAGGGGTATCGTAATAAGTAGGGATATTCAGTAAATGTTCCTCTTTCTAATAAATCAAGAGAAAAGTTTTACTTTATG